TTGTAATTTTACTCGTAGAATCAATATCTAATACACTTTCTTTACCGGCGATGGCAGTATCAATCCTTCTTTCAAATTCTTTTAAACTTTTTAAAAATGCATCCTCACCTTTATCAATATTCAGTTGTATTGGAAGTCTTTTATACTCATTTGAATCAAATTGTCCTGCTTTATACACAGTTAAAATGTTTGGAATTACCGTTTTTAACAATTTTAATAGTGAGACTTGGTGTTTTATACCATCTAGCATTGTAGTAATTTCAGTAATATAAGGTGCTATAGGTACGTACCATTCACGTGTTTGTGAATTATAGTGAGGGTTCACTCTTCTTTCTGGGTAAATTGCATTTGCTGCCGCTGTTGCTTGTTGTTGTTCATCATGATAATTCCTACTTTTTCCTCTTACTTTATCAAATAAACTAAGAGCTTTGGGTTGAAAAACAACTTCTTCATGACTACCTGGATTTTTAAAATTTAATAAAGTTTCTAAACCACTATAACTGTATTTTTTTTTGCCAATACGATCTACAGTTTCAATTAATTCATCATACTTGATGTATTTGTCGAAGTCTAATAACATTTTTTTTAATTTTTTTATTAAATGTAATTCAGCATCAAATCCTTCTATTATTGATGCATGGATTTTCATGTAATCTAAGCGTGAACGAAGTTCATTAAATGGTTGAAAACATATACAAATGTCTAAAACTGATTCCGTGCGTTGCGGAGGAGGGATACTATCATCTCTAACTCTACGTTGATACAAATTTTCTGTATATCTGTATGAAAATCCATACACATCAGTGTATGCATCTACAAAAGTAAATGCCCTTTTTGATAAAATTTTCATGACTTCTGGTAATAATGTTCTGAGATACCTAAATCTATGCGGTACTGATGGAGCAAGGGTTAATAATTTGAATAAAAAAATTTCACCATGCGGTGTAATCCTCCAGTCGACACCACCACGCATTATCATTCGTTTTCTATATTTTTTTGTTTTTTTTTTATTTTTATTTCTAAATTTAGTTTTAGTTTTCATATGTTTAATATTAGGGTACATGTAATATATATAATATATATATATATTATGTAATTTTATGGAAAATAAATAACATTTATTTAGAGCATGGTTTGGGACCACAGCCAATTTCAAGAGGAGCGCGGAAAGGATCGGGCTCAATAGTGGTGTTCATCCAAGGACTGACTTGAAGTTGGGGATTGGGAGGTTCAGAGCGAACTTGTAAGTTGGCATTGCGCAAAGAGCTACCTACAGTATCAACTCCAATTAAATAGCCAGCATTCAAAAGGTTCACACCTAGAAAATCACCCGAACCCATTGGTTTCAAATTCCATGAGCTATTATTATCTTTGGGCAAAAGATCGGCTGGATTTATGTTGGGTTGTCCGGAACAGTTGGGAGGAAGACCAATGCTGGAAGAAGATCCAGCAACAGAGTCAAGTTGGTTGTAAACAGAACTGTCATCTACAGCACTTGGAACTCCTTGACCCGACCCGTTTCGACTAGCTCCTTTGTTTCTTCTGTTGGAACCAGAACTAGAATTAGTAGACATGTATTCAGGGAACATGGACTTATTTCCTGAATAGTTGTAAATTGCCCAAACTAAAACAAGTGATGCAATAATTGTAAGCACTTGATGGCTTTTCATATATTGTTGTAATTTTTCAAGCATTATTAATTATATTATATATTATATAAAATAAATGATAAAATATTTTTATAATTTTATATTTAATTCATAGATAAATTTTTAAAAAGTATATAAAATTGCTAAATAGCTAAATAATTATCATATATTTTTCATATTTTGAGTTTTTCTTAATCTTCTTTATACTTTCCTACTTTCAGTCAAATCAAATAATATCATTATTTCATTATAATAATTAGTTGTTACTTTCATTATTTTTTTCATTTTCATTTTCACTTTCACTACTATTATCACTACTGTCGCTGCTATCGCTGTCACTATTGTTATCAACCAAATTATATGTAAATTTAATTTCTTCTGCGGCTAGATATGCCTCAACTGCAATTTTTTTTGCAGACTTGGCTTTTTCTTTTGCTTCTTTATACATTTTATAGTAGACTTCATTTGCACTTTGCAATTTAATTTTTTCAAATACAGAGTCTAATTCTTTTGGAGTATCTAAATTTATTTCAATAAGTTCACCATTATTCTCTGTATATCTTTCATGTTTTTCAACTGTATTTTTATTAACTGTTTCTTTTTCATTTTCACTCTCATATACATTTATTTCTAAATCTTTTATTAACTCTTTCACTTCTTTTACTTCTTTCTCTTCTTTCTCTTCTTTCTCTTCTTTCTCTTCTTTCACTTCTTTTACTTCTTTCTCTTCTTTCACTTCTTTTACTTCTTTCTCTTCTTTCTCTTGTTTTAATTTTCCTAAACATTCTTCATTATTTATAACTTCTACGGATTCTATTTCTGTTTCCTTTTTTTTATGTATATTACTGTCAGTCTGGTTTCTCTGGTCACTCTGGTTACTCTGCATTGTATCATTTATTGAATCACTTGTAACAACAAGATCTGTTTGACCGTCACATACAACAGCAACAGGTACTAAAGAAACTTCTAATGTGTTTAACTCTTCGTCATCCTTGTTATAATTATTTTTGTATATTTTTTCATCATTATTTTCATTATTTTTTTTAGGTTTTATTAAACATGAATTAAAAATTGGTTTTTCATCGATGATTAATATCTGACGAGCATTCATCTCAAATTGAAAGCTTTTCTGTGTAAACTTAATCCCTTCAAAATTAATAATCGTTATGAGTGGTGTTTCCGGTTTTACATCATCGAATTTTAATGAATTATTATTTTCATCAAAAACAAAGCATGTTTGAAGTCCTCCAATTCCCATGCCATGCTTGTTTATCGTGTGGTTAATGTTCAGTTTTAGTAAGTGGCTTGTTCCATGTTTATACGATTTAATAATCGAAGCAAATGCGGTTTCAATATCCATTTTTTCCAATTCATCTGTAAACCAAATGTGTCTTTTTTCAAAAATAATGTCAATGCACGTTTTTTCAAGATTCTCAAGAAAAGATATGAATTCGCCATCTTTTTCATTGGAAATTACAAGCTCAATATACATTTTCTTTCCAACTGAAATAATCCCTTGCTTTGAAATACATTTAGGAGACTGCATATATAATGGGTGTTTTGCATAATGTATTTTTGTAAAATAGGATCCACCTTGCACGCTTGACGGCATAGAGAGAGTCAAGTTATTGGATAAATTTAAATCTTTATCGTCATAGGATAAAATAGAAACATTTTCCATTTTATTTATACAGTTGTTGTTAAAAATAATATAATATAGATCAAAAATAGTTTTTATATATTTATTTAAAAACTTTAATTATTTTTTTTAGTTGCATCTGTGGATTTACTTTTTATTTGTAATATTTATCATTTCAAAAAAAAATAATACATATATATATATTATTCATCATAGTAATGGCGGCAGCCCGAGAATTTCCACCATGTACGTCTTTCCCCCCGCTAAGACCAGAGGAAATAGAAAGAAATCCTACAGAAGCATTACAACGTGAATATCAGGAATTTGTATTAAGATATCGAAATAAAGAAACCGGGTTCGCTAAAAATCTACGTACTTACAGACACCCTTTATACGAAATCGTGAAATCTGATTCGCCAAACTGCCCGCGCATACTTTTTTACTATGCATTATTTTCATACCCAAGATCAGATAAACCAGGAGCAATTCAACGCATTGCAACATGTGCTTATGTTAACAATCCGCCCAGTCCAATAAATGATGCGATTCGTTGTTATTCTATACTTATAACTAATTTACTTGCACCCCAAACCGCGAGATCTGGACTTGTAGATATGGTGTTTGATTTTTTAAAGGAAGATTACTGCATAGCAAAACGAGAAAATTTAGTTGAGTTTGTTAAAAGAAAAAATAGAATACTTTATCTAATTTTAAGTGATGTTCAAGCATATAATGCTGCGCCTCAAGGAATAAAAAATGAAATTTTAGTTGAACTGCATGATGGTATACTTATACGTAATATTTTATCTATAAAAAGTGCGAACCATCCTGGCGTTATAAAAGCGAATGAAATACTTACTACTGCTGGTCTTATTGATGCTGATCATCCCATAGTAGCTCCTTCCGCCGACAATGCGTCTCACGCTCGACAATATCTTAGTGATCCACGCCGACAGTTTGCTGATTCATGTCAAATAGAATTCGCTCAATATAGTGGTGGTGGTGATTCAAAGTTAAAGTTAAAGTCAAATAATACAAAAAAATACAGAAGAAGTATAAATAATATAAAAAATAAAAGAAATGTAAATAGTATAAAAAACAAACGAAATAAGAAAAAATCGTCACGGAAGTCATACTAATGCATATCGAATCATCAAACTGCAATCAAAAAACAATGAAAAAATTAAGAAAAAAAGAAAAAAATATTACGTTTACGTTTTAAAGTGTAATTAATAATAACTTATTATGGTAATAGTATAACAAATTTTTTAAATAATGGTTTCATTGTCGGAGTCAACCATGAATCAGCATTTTAAAAATAAAGCAATCGATTATTGTTTAGATATTATAAAGCGTGAAGATGTAAAAAATGAACTAAAACAATTATTTAAACCAGTAATTCAACTTATTTTACAAGAAATATATCCATACATTTATTTATCTATTTTATTCCTATTGATTAGTTTTTTTCTAGTTTTAGGAATATTTATTTTATTATTGCGTAACAATTATATTTCACAGGTTTCGCAAGTTTTACAATCAAATGCGAATTAAATTATTTGTTTTCCTTTTTTAAAAAAAATTATTATTATATATATATATATATATATATATTAAAATGGCAAAAAAAGGAAGAGGACGAGGACGAAGTATGCATGGGGGTACTAGTTGCCTCCCTTGTAGTGTTCCAACTGGTCAAACTGGGGGTAAAATGTCTGGACTTAATCCTGCACCGTTAAGCGATTCTTTTGACAGATCGGGTGATTCTCTGGCAAAACAAGCGCATAATTTGTACGTGGAACAAAACTATAAACTTGCAGCATTAAAAGATCAAAATGCAATGATGGGTGGACGTAGTAGAAAACGAGGGCAGCGACGAGGTAAAGGAAGAAGTGCAAAAAAATATTCACGAAAATCTAGGTCTAAGTCCAGATCTAAGTCCAGGTCTAAGTATTAAATTATATTATTTCTTTATTTTTAGATTTTTACATTGGACAATGGCTGCAAATGTATATTATGCCACCATGATCTGCATGAGGGGCATTCGACTGTTGGTATAGAAGAGAGCGTGTCGTATGACCGTGAATGTGAAATTTGCTTGAAACTTCGGACAATTTTTCAACCAGTTCTTCTTGTCCATTGAGTAGTAAATCTTCGTGAATGTGTGCAATCATTTCATCACATAAATATCTTTCCAATCTTGAATACATGGCTGTTTTTTTTTCATTTCCAAAACATGTTCTGAAATAAGTATTGTTTTCAGGGTCATGGTATTCATCACGATTCACAGTTAGTTTCATCTGATATTTGTCAAACGTATGACACGAAACACGCAAATCCAACGTAACTGTATTTTCATTTCCATTTTCATTATTCCTTGTCTCATTGTCTCTTCCAGTAGTAGACATAGACATTTTATTATAATGATGTTGATTGATTGAAGACTCCGAGTGCTACAAACTAAACTATAGTACAAACTTTTTCAATTTTTATTTATTAATAAAAAATAAATAAAATATATTTTTTAATCACTCTCTGTAAATAAATATTCACCATCA